AATGGCTGAAAAAGGTTTAAGATCTTGGGTCAAAGAAAACTGGGTTGATATTGCAAATAAAAAATCCGATGGCTCATATCCTAAATGTGGAAGAAGTGGCGGAGAAAAAAGAAAGAATTATCCTAAATGTGTACCAATTGCAAAAGCAAGAGGAATGAGTAAAGGCCAAAAAAGATCTGCTGTTGCAAGAAAACAAAAAGCATCTAACATTGGACCTAAACCATCAAATGTTAGAACACTAGCAAGTAAAGGTGGTTATATAGGTTCGTATATATCTGGAGATATAGATGGAGTAAAACTTTCAAATCCAAGTTTAAGAAAGTATTACAAAGGAATGGTTTAATGAGAGAATACTATTCAAAAGGAACTAATCCTCCAAGAACTAAAAAATATTTTAGACCTACAAAGTCTGGAGCAGGGATGACTAAAGCTGGGGTCGCCCGATACAGAAGAGATAATCCCGGTTCAAAACTAAAAACAGCCGTAACTGGAAAAGTGAAGCCAGGATCAAAAGCTGCTAATCGTAGGAAATCATACTGCGCTAGATCACTAGGACAATTAAAAAGGTCATCAGCAAAAACTCAAAACGATCCAAACTCACGTATCCGTCAGGCACGGAGAAGATGGAAATGTTAACAGAAGAAACTTTTAAAAAAGAATGGAAAGAAAAACGTATTGCTGCCATGAATCGTATTGGCAGACAAAAAATAGGTGATGAAGTTAGAGGTATTAGTGAGATGATAGAAGAGTACGGAGAAGTTATGTTTTCTAAAGCTAGAAATAAAAAAGAATTTAAATTAGAAAAAAAGAAACAAAAAGAAAGTAAGAGTCTTATATGATGGACCCATTAGTAGTTGTATCTAAATTACAAAAAATAATGCGAGAAAATTTACAAAGAGTTGGTGATGCTATGATTAGCGGTGGGGTTGACAATATGGAAAAATATCAGTATATGTTAGGACAAGCAAGAACTTATCAATATCTATTACAGGAAATCTCTAACCTGCTAGAAGAAAAGGAGCAAAAAGATGAGCAAGGAAACGTTATCGACATCGGAAAAGGAAATTCCAAAACATAGGAATGCACTTTCTGAAAAATACGAAAAAACCAAAGAATTGGTTAAAGAAAAAGAACCATTAAATCCAGAAAATATAAAAGAAGTAAAATCCCAGCTACCCGATCCTAGCGGCTGGAGACTTTTAGTTTTACCTTTTACACCAAAAGAGAAAACTAAAGGTGGAATAATTATTGCACAAGAATCTTTAGAGAAATTACGTATTGCTACAAACTGTGGCTACGTTTTAAAAGTTGGACCTTTAGCGTATTACGATAAAGAAAAATTTCCAACAGGTCCTTGGTGTAAAAAAGGTGAATGGGTAATTTTTGCACGTTACGCAGGATCAAGACTACCAATCGAAGGCGGAGAAGTCCGTCTGTTAAACGACGACGAAGTTTTAGGAACTATAAAAGATCCTGAAGCAGTGTTGCATAATATATAACATAGAAGGAGATAACTATGCCAGACGAAGAAGAAAAAAAACAAGATCTAGTTGATATTGATACATCGGGTCCCGGTGCTGAAGTTGAATTAGAAGAAACTAAAGAAGAAAAAATAGAGGTTGAAGAACCAAAGGTAGAGGAAATAAAAGAAGAGCCAAAGGTAGAAGCAAGTGACGAGAAACAAGAAACTAAAAAAGAAGAAATTAAAAAAGAACAACCTAAAGAAGAGTTAGAACAATATAGTGATGGAGTTAAAAAAAGAATTGCTAAACTAACTAAAAAATGGCGTGAAGCAGAAAGACAAAGAGAAGCTGCTTTAGAATTTGCTAAAGGTGGTCAAACTGAATTAGAAAAGTTAAAAGAAAAACTATCTAAGTTAGAACCAGGTTATGTAAATGCTATGGAAAGTAAATTAAAAACTGGTTTAGAAGCAGTTAAAGCAAGACTTTTAACAGCAAGAGAATCTGGTGATATTAATGCCGAAGTAGAAGCACAAAAAGAAATAGCTAGAATTGGTGTTGAAGAATCTAAAGTTAGTACCTTAAAAAGTAGATATCAACAACAAACAAAAGAAACTGTTGCACCAAAAACACTAGACGAAGCTATTAAAACTCCTTCTACTGATCCAAAAGCTGAAGAATGGGCTGAAAAAAATTCTTGGTTTGGTCAAGACAGTGCGATGACATATACTGCTTTTGATTTACATGAAAAATTAACCAAAGAAGAAGGATTTGATCCAAGTTCAGACGAATATTATGCAGAAGTAGATAAAAGAATGAGGCTTGACTTTCCGCATAAATTTGGTACAACTGAAACAAAGGAAACGACCAAGCCTACTCAAACTGTAGCGTCAGCTACGCGGAGTGTCAAACCTGGTCGCCAAACTGTGAGACTCACTTCATCGCAGGTAGCAATTGCTAAAAAATTAGGAGTGCCATTAGAAGAGTATGCGAAACAATTAAAAATCACGAAGGAGGCATAAGCATATGAGTACAGATAAAATAAAAACTTCCCGTGCGAGTCAAACAAGAGCTAAAACAGTTAAAAAGCAAGTTTGGACTCCACCGTCATCTTTAGATGCACCCCCTGCACCAGATGGTTACCATCATAGGTGGATAAGAGCCGAGTCAATGGGTTTTGATGATACAAAAAACATGTCCGGTAAACTTAGATCAGGTTATGAGTTAGTGAGAGCTGACCAATATCCAGATATAGATTATCCAACTGTTAACGATGGGAAATACAAGGGAGTCATTGGAGTTGGTGGCCTATTGCTGGCTAGGATATCTTTAGAGTTAGTTAAATCGCGTGAGGAATATTTTAATAACCTTACAAAAGCAAAAGACGAAGCGATCAATAATGACCTCATGAAGGAACAGCACCCAGGTATGCCTATCGATATTGATAGACAGACTCGTGTAACCTTCGGTGGTACAAAAAAAGACTAATAATTTTTTAGTAATTTTTGCCAACGAATAAATTAACCGTTTACCTTTGGTAAACAAACGGAGAAAATAATATGGCAAACCAAGACGCAGCCTTTGGATTAAGACCCCTAGGCAAAATTGGATCGTCAGCAGACAATAACGCAGCCACTGAATATGAAGTAGCAGCATGTGCATCAGCTTTTGCGCAAAACGATCTTATGATCGCTTTGACAGCAGGAACTGTTGGAATAGGTGCAGCTACTAATAACGGAGTTCTTTTGGGCTCTTGTCAAGGTGTGTTTTTCACTGACGCTTCAACAAAAAAACCAACCTTTGCTAATCACTTAGTTGCTTCAAATGCAGCTACTGATATCAAAGCGTTTATAACTGACGACCCGCATCAAGTTTATGAAATACAATCGGATGCATCAGGCGCAACTCAACAATTAGACGTTTTCGCAAACGCTGATGTTGCTGTTGGTGCAGGTGTAACTCCGCATTTTGTTTCTAAAACTGAAATAACGGATACTCAATCAACAACTACAGCCAACTTGCGAATCATCGGAGTTTCGGACGATCCTGACAATAGCGATTTATCATCTGCTAATTGTAATTTTAAAGTGATCATTAACGAACACTTCTACATGACAGCAACTGGCGTATAATAGCAGAATAGGAGAATAAATTATGGCTATATCAAGAGGACAACTAGTTAAAGAACTAGAGCCAGGTTTGAATGCACTATTCGGCTTGGAATACAAAAACTATGCTAACGAGCATGCTGAGATTTTTGACAGTGAAAACAGCGACAGAGCTTTTGAAGAAGAAGTAATGTTATCTGGTTTCGCAAATGCACCAATTAAAGCTGAAGGAACTTCAGTTTCATTTGATAATGCACAAGAAACTTACACATCTCGTTACACACATGAAACACTTGCTTTGGCATTTGCAATCACAGAAGAAGCTATCGAAGACAATCTTTACGATAGACTAGCTTCTAGATATACAAAAGCTTTAGCGAGATCAATGGCTAACACGAAACAAGTGAAAGCAGCTAATGTGTTAAACAATGCGTTCGGAACAGCAAATGGTGGAGATGGTAAAGAGCTTTGTGCTACTGATCACCCTATCGTTGCAGGAACTGAGCAGAATGAGTTATCTACTGCAGCCGACCTTAACGAAACATCATTGGAGCAATCTTTAATAGATATCGCTGCGATGACTGACGAAAGAGGTCTTAAAATTGCAGCTCAAGGTACTAAATTAATTGTGCCTTCAGCTTTACAATTTACAGCTGAGAGATTAATGAAATCTGCTGGAAGAACTGGAACAGCTGATAATGATATCAACGCTGTTGTATCTAAAGGAATGGTACCACAAGGTTATGTGGTTAATCATTACTTAACTGATACAGATGCGTTTTTCATTAAAACAGACGTGCCTAACGGTTTAAAACACTTTGTTAGATCACCGATGAAAACAGCTATGGAAGGCGACTTCACAACTGGAAACGTAAGATACAAAGCTAGAGAGAGATACTCATTTGGGTTCTCTGACTGGAGAGGTATTTTCGGATCACCGGGAGCATAATCAGTACATTTTGTGGCGAAACATAGTTTCGCCACAATTTAAATTTAGAAAGACAGAACCATGAAAAAACTTTTAATCAATATCTGGGCTTATAGTTATCATGCTAAATTTGAAATATTAGCAGAAGATAATGTAGATTCAGTAGAACAATCTATCCTTGACAAGATTGGAGAAAAGAGTATAAAATGGGAGTATCTTGGAAAAAATTACTCAACTGAGATAAATCGAATAACTTATGAGGAGGTTATTGATGATACAGGACCTTTACAAACAAAAAAAGTCCTTGGAGTTGAAGTGGCAACAGGAGCATCTAGATAATGATAGATACACTCTTGATATGGTCAGAATTGATGACAAAATTAAAGAAGTTATCACTGAGATCAAGCTTGAAGAAGCTAAAATTGCCCATAGGCAAAATACAGTAGATGATGCCGCTCCACAAGTTTCTGTAGCTACTTAAGTAATAAAGCTACATCGCTGAAATCGAACTTTCTTTTAAGGCTCTCTTGCACTCTATTAAAAAATAACATATAATTTTATCACTATACAAATTTAAAAAAAATTAAATGTAGACGCGTATAGTCGACATTCCCTAGGGACTACATTTATTATATTCTAGGAGGAATATTAATATGGCAAATACAACATTTAGCGGACCGGTAAGAGCAGAAGGAGGCTTTAAACAAGTTTCTAAAAATGCTTCTACAGGTGTGTTTACAGATAACTTTACAATAGACTCAAGTGGAAATATGAATGGTATTTCTAATTTTCAAAACTCA